GAGATAGCACAACTAATTAGAGAAACATACCTAAGTGCAACAGTTAAAAATAAAAAGGTTAAAATCCTTTTTAAAGAACCATTTGCAGGCATTGAAGACCTCATAAAACATGCCAAAAAAGAGATCGCAGAAGTCGGACTGACTGAATTTAAGTCTGCAATAATTTCTTCGCAGGATAGATGTATTGAAAGCATTAAAAAAGAGCCCGAAGGCTCTGTTTTCAATAGTTCTATTTGTTTTAAATGGTGGAGGTTAAGTTCCAATGTTCGAACTTTGAAAAATGGATTAAAACCCTTGCAGAATCAATGAATAATCGAGAAAATATTTTAATTATTGAAAGATTTATCACTTTAAAAAACGAATTAGATTTAATCGCTTAAATAAAAAACCAAAATTCGAATATTTTTTAAAAATAAAAATCAAATTAAATTCAATGACATCAATGTTTTTGTAAAGTTTTATAAAATTTGTTTTTATTGCCGAAAAAATTTTGATAATTCCCGAAAGTTCAATAAAAACAAAAGAGAAAGGAAGAAGCATTGCCGAAAAAATTTCGGAAAGTGAAAAATCGGGGGACTAAAAAAGACTCGGCGAGCGGGACAACAACCCCCGAGCGTTTTCAACCTCGGCACAGTACCTATTCACTTAAAACACGCACGGAATGGGCTTTTCACGGTTCAAAGCATTTAAAACCTCTGCCAACGCAGGGCTTGAAGTTCTTCCAAGAATTTCGGCACGACCGAAAATAATTTTTTATTGCCGAAATTAAAAATTAAAATGTGTAAATTCATTTTGATTAAATGTGTTGAAATAAAATCAAAATCGATTATAATAAAAGCAGAACGAACAAGAAAAATAAAGAGGGTCGCCGATGATTTTTAGAAAATACAAATTTGAAAAAGAGAACGGAACTACTGTCCTCCGCTACTGCGTTGATGAACACAAAGCCCAAATATTTTCCGAAGATTTGTTATTGGAAGAAGAACACGACTTGGAAAGAAAGTTGGAACTTATAAGAAATTTTTTGGAATATACAAGGATGCGAATAAAACCATTCACGGAAAAAGAAACATTAAAAGCCTTCGGGAAAGTGGATGAACAAATCGCCGAATATTACAAGAGCAAATTCCCACGAGGGGGAAGCCGTGAGAACGCAGGAAGAAAACAAGGTTCTACCCAAACAAAACCAAAGAGCCAACGAACCGAAAGATTTACACAAGCCTTGACGAAAGAGGAAAACGAATTTTTAAAAGAAGTTCTTCTTTATTATCGAACCGATCAAGAAAAAATCCAAAAAGCCCTCATTCCTTTTATAAGACAAATCGAAGCGAAGTTCGGCGATGATGTGGAAGGCTTGGAGAAATGGCGAAGAAGAATGGCAAACACAAACCCAGCGATGTTGGTTTACACTCTCGAACATTTTGCCCTTTGGGGTATTGAAGATTTAATCCCAATCGGATTAAAGAAAGCAAAAAGGAAATAATATGACAAAAAAGAAATTTAAAATCTATGAATTTGACGAAAGTTCTTCTCTTGAAAGAGATGTTATTGTCAAGGTTAAAGTTTCAGCCAAAGCCGAACACTTATCTTTGAAATGTCGAAAACTTATGTTTCAATATCAAGAAACACTCCAAAAATTGATGCGTGAATTAAGCAGGGACAATCCCGATATTAGTTTTAACGACTTCTTTTATGATGATTTCGGGAAATTCACGGGCGAAATTATTTCATAACAAAAAAGCCGACCTCGAAAAATATCGAAGTCGGCTTCAAAGATTTTTTATTCAGACGAGCGAGAACGCCCCTCAATCGATTTTTTATATACAAGTAATCATTTTTTTATAAAAACCCCTCTTATTTTTTATCCTAACCCCCTACAAATTGATTTTTTGATTAAGTTCGAACCCTTAATTTTTGTTTTCGAACTTTTTTGGAATAAAAATTCGGAATATTTTTCATCGAAAAATTAAATTTTTGGACGGTATTGGACGGATATTTCCTCAAATTTAATTAAAAAACTATAAGTAAACGCCCCAAAGCCCAATAAAATCGGGGTTATAATTTCAAGAATAAAAATATTCAAAAATTAACATCATTGGACGGCGTTGGACGGAAGCCCAATAAAGCAGAAAACCGTCCTTTTATAGACGGTTTTCGACGCTCGAATTACTCCAACAATCTTTCGAAATGGTAATCGAACATAAAAAAAGGAAGCCTGCAGAACGCATGCTTCCCTATCTTTCTCCCAAAATTCTCCCCAAATCAAAAGAAATGCCCGAAACGATTTCTCGCTTCGGGTTGCCTTAAATAAGAAGAGAGAGCCTTACTCCTTCAAGTTTTTAATCCGGCAGGGCGAAACGCCCCACCAAGTTTCCGAACGGCAAGCCGTCGGCGTGTAATTTGCGACGAGGGAATTTCTTCCCCCGATGTTCCGAAGAACGATTAAATCAATTTTTCAGAATTGAAACGCTTGATCGCTTCCCAAATTGCATTCGCAAATATTTCGGGTTGAAGAACGAGCGAATACAAATCGTCTTTGTTCGAAATAAATCCGAGTTCAACAAGGATTGCAGGGGCTTTTGTTCTATTAAGAACGGTCAAATCTTCTCGTTCTTTAATTTTTCTATCACGAAGCCCCGTCGCTTTTACGAGTTCATTTTGTGTAATTTCGGCGAGTTTCTTCCCTTTTTGCGAGCCTTTACAATAAAAGACTTCAACGCCGTTCGCTTCCTTGGATGAAAACGAATTACAATGAATCGAAATAAAGCAAGTCGCCCCCGATTTGTTTTCCAACGGTGCGATTTCGAAATGGCTTTCTTTTTGTTGGTAAAATTCCACGGGATAACCGTTCAAAATAAGCCTGTTATATAACATCAATCCGACGATTGTTGTAATGTCGGCTTCTTTTATTCCCGTTGGAGAAATTGCCCCCGAATCGGTTCCACCGTGTCCTGCGTTTATAAAGATTTTCATTCTTTGTTATTCCTTATTAAGATATTTTTAATGTCGTTGATGCCCCGAAATAACTCGGAAAATTGCTCTTTGTTCTCGTCGAATTTCTGAAAAACGGTTTTGAATTGATTGTCCAAGCCCTCTTTAAATTGGCTAAAAACTGCCAAAGATAAGAAACGGGCTTCGTAATCGCTTCGGATTGTTTCTTTCATTTTGTTTAATTCTTCATGCGTAACAAAAGCCCCGCTTTCTCCGAGTTCTTTAAGAAGATCTTTTTTCGCTTTGTTGATGTCAAGTGGAGTTGCCAAGATATGATTTTTAATAAGCAACGCCACAAATCCAATAATAAAAATGGTTAAAAGTGGATAAGATTTTATTAAGTCGAACACTTATTCGCCCTCCACCCTCTCGTCTTTTGGAAATTATCAACCGAATGTTTCATCAACCAACGATTTCCTGCAGGAACATTTGAAACATACAACATTCTTTCAAGAACCATTGTTGAAAAATAACGGTCGTAATTAACAAAATGTTTATTTTCACACATCAAGTCATGCACAAAAGACGGAATCAAAAATCTTGAATCCGTTTTCGCCCCGATCAACCTCCAAAACATTCGAGGAATTGAAGCCCCGTCCCAACGGTAGTTCGGTTTATTTCTGAATTGATATTTTTTCGCTTTTGTTTTGTCAAAAAGTGTAATCGTAATTTGTTTTTTATGTAAAAACGGCATTTCGCTAACATCTTTTTTCTCTTCGTCCGACATCTCGGGCGTTGGAAACAAAACATCGGGATCGGGTTTTTCGGAAAAGAAAATCGCCATATTTTCGTCGTCATACCATTTAATCATCGTCCGTCCCTCCGATTTCTTCCCCTGTAAGTTCGGAATATTTTATTTTTGCTTCTTCAACTGCCGCCGTATATTCGGGAAGAACTTCATCCAATAATGAATGAATTTTCGTGAAGAAATTTAACCCCAAATCGCAACAAACGATGCGTTTTTTCAATTTTTTCGGATCGCTTGAATTTAAACACTTTGTCAAAGCCTTTTCAAAACTGTTCAAGGCATCAACGATTCGGTTGTATAATTTTTCGTAAAGACTTTTCCCGATTGTTGAAATCTTTGATTTTATAATCTTTGTAACAATCGGGGCAAGATATTTTGTGATTAAAGCGATAGCGACTTTAATTTCCATAATTGAACCTCCTTAATTTTGTTTATTCTCTTAATTTCTTTTTGAAATATTCGATTTTGTTTTCGGCGTAATCGATTTCTTTTTGAGCGTTTTCAATACCCCGACGGCATGCTTGAATAATGTCCTCGAATAAAACAAAATCACATCCACAATCAATGCAATGCATTTGAAAGAAGCAACGCTCGGAATCTCCTTCGGAAGTTTCAACGATTTGAATTGTTTCGCTTTGACATAACGGGCAATAAACCCCGACATCGAGCCGAGGTTCTTGGCGTTCTTCTCCCGAAAGAATTAAATCGATTAACGCTTCGTCGTTTCGTTCGGTATATTGCCGAATTTCGTTCACATCAGACATTAACCAACCTCCGATTTATCAAATAGTTCGCCTTGTTTTTCTGCCCATTCCCCTCGAATGTATTTAACGGCTTCGTTCCTTAAAACATCGAGTTCCTTTTTCATATAATCGGGAACCTCGAAGCCTTGTTCATTCTCAATCATCACATGCGGCGTATTGGTACACCAAGGAGTCGGGCATTTTCCGAGCGAAATTTGTCCCGAAATAATAACGCCGCCTTTTTCTGAAAAATTGACGGTCGTAATTAAAACATCTTCTTCCTTTTCTTGGATCTCCAAAATTTCACAAAATCCCTTCGCCAAGTCCTGCATTGCTTTCAAGAATGAATCAAGGGGCTTCCCTCTACCTTTTGAAAGCGTAATATTGTCGGCGTTGGATGTGTTTGAATTAAAATCGATTTCGGGAATATTTGTTTTTGCATCGATTCTTATTTTTTTAATAAATCCTTCGAAATTAGATTCGAATTTTTGTTTAAACGGAACAACCTTTCCCGTTGCTTTTCCTGTTTTTCCTTTTGCCATAACTCTTTCTCCTTATTTGTTGAATTATTCTTCGTTTGTAATAATTTCGTTTTCTACTTCGAAAACGCTTGGGTTTTTGTCGATAAACGCTTGTTCCACCATTTCGGGCGTAATGGTTATATCTTCAACCGTTATTGGCATTAACTTTTTGGCAACGCCACAATAAACCAAATTACAATAAGTAAGTTGAATTTTTGCTTCCAAATTCGATTCAAGAAAAGCGTTTATTTGTAGTAAAGAAAGCCCGAAACCTTGAAGAACTCCGATAAAATCAAGAGGAGTCATTGTCAATGTTTCAATTTTTTGTCTTGCTTTTATTTCTTCGGCTTCCTCGTTTGTTATCAAAGCCCAACCTTCGGGAATTTCCCCAAAATTTTCAATCGTTTCAATTAAAGCGTTGTTGTTTTCAAATTTCATCATTTTGTGCGTAAAGCGATAATCTTTGAAAGTTTCCCATTCTTGAAGTTCTCTATTAAAAACAGCGACTTCCGTTTCTTTTGTTTTTGGGGGTTTTATGTCGGTTCGGTTGCTCGTTTTTTGAGTTTCGAACGGCATTTCCATTATGTATTCCCCTGTTTGTTCGTTAAATTCGTAAAGCATTTTTGGATCTCCTTTTTTATTTTGTAAACACTCCGACGGGCGTGCCGTCTTTTCATAGAACCCGACCAACTGTCGAAAGATTGACGAAGTTCACTTGGTTTCATTTCGCCTTTTTCAACAAATTTAATCATTTTTCGGAAACGCCTTCTTGCCCTTGTAATACTTGACGAACAAGGTTTCTTGATGATTTTATTGTTTTCGACAACTTTGTATCGAGTTTTTAAAAATGTAATTGTTTGTTTTAAAGAAATAATTTTGGTTTTTCGTTTATTAACAACGATTCCGAGTTCCTCATATTTCGTAAACAAAATTTCGGAAAATTCTTTTAATTTTTCTTTGTTTTCGCAAATTATATAAGAATCGTCCATATAACGACCATAATATTTGAAACGATTTTTAACAAAATGGTCGATTTTGTTCGCATAAATTATGGCGTTGAATTGACTTAATTCGCTTCCAAGCCCCAATCCTTTTTTGTAAGCCGTAACCGCTTTAATTAAAAGCGTTCTTAATTTTTCATCGTGGAAATGTTTATTATAAAACTCGATTAAAGGCTCGTGCCTTATGTTTTCAAAATACTTTGAAAAATCAATAAGTAAAATATACCCTTCGCCGTATTTTCTCAAAAATTCTCGTAAATGTTTTTCGAATGTTTGTTGAGCGAATAATGTTCCTTTACCCTTTTGGCTTGCCGAATTTTCTTTAATTAAAGTTTTTAAAAATCTTTCCAAAGCAAACTTAAAAACAAATTTTTGAATAAATCTTTCGAAAAAATGTAAACTTTGGATTTCTCTTGGTTTTCCCCGTTCTGATATATTGAAACAAATAAAACCTTGCCGAACATCAACGCCGTTTATTAAGTCGTTTTTGGCTTTAAAAATTCTAAAAAGTATGCTTATAAGAAATCTTTGAACACTTTGTTTCCAAGTGAGCAATTTAATCGCTTCTTTTGCGGCAACATACAAATTTTGAAGCGTTGCAATTTCTTCCATTTTAATTTGTTTTATTTGTCTTTTTGAATTTTTTCTTTCTCGCCTTTTTCCTCTTCGAGTTTGTTCCACTTTTAAAAATCCTATGTTATGTCGGAAAAATACAAATTTTTCATTTCTGAAAAATACGACCTTTTTATTTTTTAACCCCGTAAGCCTGCAAACATTGAATAAACTATAATTGGCGAATTTATTTATAATGCAACTCTAATATTTCAAGGGCGAATCATTTGCAAGCCACATAACACTAATTTACAAGGGTTTCCCTTGAAGGTCTTTCGTTCCTTTCAAATAAAAATGCATTGATTTCACCCCTTGGGGTTACTTTGTCGAGCCATATTGAAATCCGAAGCACGCCGATATATTCGTATTCGTAGCCGTGTTGTTGTTCATATTGCCGTTGCCGTTCACATTGCAGACATTCGAAGCGGCATTACCGGAAGGACTAACAACGAAAAACCTTTGAAAAATTATTTACAAACGGGTTTGTTATATGTTCGGGTTTTGGGTTTAATATCTCTTATTTTTTCAGCATTCCGCCAAGAAATTAAGAGTTTCAATTCTTCGCATAAAAGCGTGATTATTTCGTCCAAACTGTCGATTGTTACGGTTTCGACCGTGTTTTCGAGTTTTACGATTAAATTTTGTAATTGAAAACAATTCGCAATCGCTTCGGATTGTTTTGTTTTTCTCAATTCCAAACCTTGTTCCGTTTCGGCTTTAATTGAATTAGCGAATGTTATATTATCCACCATTTCGTCGGCTTTATTTATTAAAGGAACGCCGATTAAAAGCCTGTATTTCTTCGGAACAAATTTTTCTTTTGTTGCGTATTTTGTTATTAAAGTTTGTATTTTTAAAGCGTTTATTTCAAATTGAGTTTGAGTTCTACTTCTGAAACGCTTAAAAACTCCGCTCATTTGTTCTCCTTTTTTAAATAAATCCGTTCGCAAGAAAAGCGAACGGATTATGGATTATTAGATTAAGCAACTCGAAAGCCGAAGCACGCCGATATAACCGTATTCGTAGCCGTGGGGTTGTACATAGCGCCGTGGCCGGACACATCGCAGACAAACGAAGCGGCATAACCGGAAGGACAACAAAGCCAATAATTAGAACGCTTGTGAGTATCTGCCCCAAGTTTAACTCTTGTTTGTTGTCTAAATAACGGATACATTTTGGATAAATTACGGGTTAAGTTGTCAATATTTCCTGCTTCCCCTCTATTGTAAGAGTTTGGCTGATAGCCACAAATCTCGACTTCGTGAGGAAGCCAAACTTTTCCATAAGTTCCCCATTGATTCCCCGTTGGTTGAACAGTTTGTGCCGAAGAACTGTATTGTAATTCATACCACATTCTTTTTTCGATAAGAACACTTTGACAATTTGACGGCAACATTTGAAGAATACCACCCGAAGAACAGTTTAAACCGTGAGCCAAATTTCCTTGAGCCGCAGTCGAATAATTGTTTACCCCGTTCAATATAGCGAATAGTCTTGAAGAACGAAACGGGTTTTGTTCTGCAGAAGTTCCGTTGTTTGTGTTTCCACCATTCCAAGTAAAGCAAGTTTCAAGAGTTTCGAGAGAAATAAAGTCGATATGATGTGGAATTTCTTCGTCGCCCGATCTGTAATAAGTGTCAATCCCTGCAACTTGCATTTTGTGTTGTTGATTTGTTGCGATAGTGTATTCGCCCCCGATTGTTCCACCTTTAAGCGTTACGGGAATATAATCGCCAATATGAATGCCTTCAAAATTAACGGCTTTTATTCTCGCTTGGATCCACGACCATTCGTCGCCGCCATACTCGTTTTGAATTTCTTCGGCGTGAACTTGTGTTAAATCAACGCCCTCATATAACCCGTCCAAGCGTTTAATAACGGCATCGAGATTAGAATCTTTAATTCCTTTCGCAAACTCGATTGAGCCGTCGGCGTTGATGTGAAGTATTTCAAGCCAAGAGTTCGGATCGGATAAATCGGAAACATTTTCTTCAACAAGTGATTTATAAAAATAAACCACATCGCTTTCATTTTTAATAACAATAGCGTTTTTGTTGTAAATGCTTGTATTTGTATATAATACGGGGGCAATATTACCCAAAGCCGACAAGAATTGTTTACTTGTGTTGCCGTCCTCGAGAAGATTGTTTGGTTCAAGTCCAGCCAACTGCAAAACTTGATATAATGAATAATACAAATCTTGCATGTGTTCGGCGACGGCTTGGGTTCCGTCTTGTGTACCCGGACTCGTTTCATTTTTAAAAGCCCCGAACGGTTTATTTACCGATTCGGCTTCTGCAGGTGAGTAATAAGACATTTTTCTCATTTTAAATTCTCCTTATTTTTAATCAATTATTTTTAAATTACAAATAGCGACCGTGTGAGCAGGTTTCTTTTGTAATACAATTTTCGTCAATAATTCATATTGCCTTGAAGTAATCGGCTCGTCCGATACAATAAAGAAGCAATTATCCGAGCCACCTTTTATCCCATATTGAACAACCGAATCAATGGTCGAATTATAACCTCTATATCCAAAAGAGCCATATTGTGAAACACCCCTGTTTTGAATATTGCACGGATCTTTTTTCTCGCTTTCCAACTCGATCGCCCCGTTTCCAATTATTCTGCTTGCGTTTAAGCCATAGCGAACAAAGTCGTTTGTTTCGTTCAAGGTTTTATTATATTGATAATTGCCATACATAGACAAAGAGCCTACATTGATCGCCTTTTGGGGAACATTTTCAACAACTCGAACATTTATTCCCATTTTCCTTAAAGAATTTTCCAAAGATTTCCAATTTAAAGAACCTGCAAGAAGCCCCCATTGTGCTTCAATGTTTATCGCTCTTTCTTCCAAGGTCTGTCCGTCGATTCCGAATATTTCGAACAACTCTTCGCCGTTCAATATATCGTCCTTTAAAACTTTGACCGTCGGGAAGTGTGAGAATTTCAGATTCAAAAACCTCTCTTTTAATTCCGAAAATGGAGAAACAAGTAAATCCAAGAAATCAGACATAAACCCTGCAGGAGTTTTAAACGCTCGCCCTTTTCCTAATAATTTTTTAAAAGCAATTTCAACAATATTTTTCATTTTTAATCCTTATTTTTATGCCGTGTAAACTGTTGTATTGTTTATTTTTAAACTCGACAAATAAGCAAGTTGTCCGATTCCGAGAATTGCTTCGTTTATTTCTTCCCCTTTTGAATCTTTCAATACAAAATCGACGAAAGTATTCTCCCCGATCGTATTATTTATTTCGCCCGATAATTGTAATTTATTGATTTTCGAGTTCGAAGCAGGATAATTCAAAACAACGAGGTTCGGTCTTTTTGAATCAAGTTTTTGAACCAATACTTCTTTAATTTTTGAATTATATTCCGTTGAGGTTATCCCGTTTATTTCCACCGAAAAACCGATATAATTCGGCTTTAAAAGTTGAACTTTCGCATTCATTGGTCGTCTATCGTGAACGCCTTCTTTTGTTCCTTCAATAGATTTTGCAACTGCCAACATTTGTCCCGAACCCGAAAATTCGGAAAATTGTCCGTTCTCCCATTTTGGGAACGGGTTTGGCGAAATATTTCCCGACGGGCTTCGATCCAATCCACTTCCCTCTGCTATTAGATAAAGACTTACAATACCGTCCGAAATTATGTAAGGCAATGCATCAACAATTCCAGAAACTTCCGTCGCCCATAAATAATAATCTGCGGCACTTCCCCCTTGGGCTTTATATTTAAAGCGATATAAAACCCTTTTTCGATACGCTTCAACATCTTCGTTCTCGGTTCCTTCGATTTTGATTTCAGTTACAACTGCAGTTGAAGGAATCCCGTCAAGTGGATTTGCGATGTTTAATACTGTATCGACGGGAAGATTTCCAACGCTTCCCGAACTTGTGCATTGAACGGTTGTTTTAATTTGCCCTTCTTCGGCGTTTACTTGTGAAACGGTTTTAAAAATTAAACCCGAGTTCAAATCCTTGTAAACCGTCCCCGAAACCAAATAAGAAGCCGTTACTTTATTTAATAAAATTGTTAAATTTGCGTTTTGCCCTTGGTTATATTCAACCCCGATTAAACTTCCCCAAAATTTCAACGCCGGAAGTTCGCAAGTTTGGGGAAATAATTGTTTATAAACCCAAACGGATAATTGCCACAAAGTCGCCGCAATTCCTGCGATTGCATAACCGATTGTTTTAATGAATGATTTTTCGAGAAGTGGAGTTGTGTCGCCATATTTACTCCTTAAAACCGTATATTTCGACATAAAAGAATCGAAAATTTCTTTTATTGTCTTTGTTTTGAAATTAGCCATTTAAAACCCCCTTATTTCGCTTTTAAAATTTTCTTTTGATTTTCCCAAACAACGGCGAAAGATTGATTATTTCCCGTCGGTTCTTGGATTGTGATTTCGATTTCGATTTTATTTTCGGCATTTCCATAAGCGAAAGTTTCAACGGAATCTGCAACGCCTTCGTCGAGCATCCATTTAAGAGATTTATTCGCTTTATTTTCAACCGTTTTTAAATTCGGGGTTGTGATCGGAAGATTTAACGCTTCTTCGAACTCCCCGTCGGTTTGGTATTCTTCAAGAGCGTTCGAGAAATTATCGCCACCGAATAAAGATAAATAAACGGCGTTGTATAATGTCCCGTCGCCTTTAAGGTCGCCACCTAATAAAACAACTTCGGCACCGTCGCCGTTATCTTGTAACAAAACATCCATTTTTTAAGATCCTCCCGTCGCAATACCTTTTGTAAATGACGGTTTATCAAGAACGCCATTCATACCGTCGTCGGCTTCAATGTGAGCCGCCGTGAAATTGCCACCGTGAACCCAATCGCCCGAAGATGTAATCGAAGTCGCTTCGATGTTTAATAAATTCGAAACGCTTAAATTTACATCGCCCAAAATAACGATGTTCAAATTCTTTGAACCCGTGATTTCAACGGTTCCGTCATTCTTTAAATGAAGTTCGGCGGCAACTGTCATATTTCCTGCTTCGTCCAAAATCGGTTCTTTTGTTTCTTGGTCGATTGCTAACGAATAAAGCCTTTTTTCTCCTTCTTGGGCTTTTCTCGTTACATCATCACGCCAAGCGAAAACGATTCCGTCTGCAGGATTACCCCCAACACATTCGCTCAATCCCTCGTTTTTTAAACAAGGGCAGAAATCATCGCCCCCCGAATTGAATTGAACAATCTTCGAAGCCCTTCCCGACATCGAAGTCGTGTTGAAAAATCGTGTTTGTAAATTATGAAAAATTTCCAATAATTTTATTTTGTGAAACATTTTATTTCCTTTATTGACACAATGGAAGCGTTTCGGGGATTTCGTATGTGTAAGCACAAGGAAGCGTTAAAATCAAAAATGTTTTATCGGGATGTCGTCTTTCGATTGATTCGATTACGAAATCCGTTTCATTTTGGATCTTAATCTTCGGAAATTTTACAACAACAAAATCGCCCGATTTTTTCCGAATATTTTCACTTAATAAAGCGTAAATCTTGAAATGTTCCCCGATTTGTTTACAAGCGAACATTTGAGCCGTGCTTAATAAGTTAAGGGAATTGAAATCGTTTGAATCAATTCTTTTTGTTATCGGAACGGGGAACGGAATTTGAGCCGTCGCCGTATCGGTCGAAGGGTATTGAGAATTTAATTCATAATAACGAGCAAGCCCGACGGTTAAAAATTCCCCTCGAATATCTTTAACACCTAAACAAGCCCCCTCGATTAAATTCAATTTTTCTTGTGTTTCGGGTTTATATCTTCCAATAAAAAGCCCGTCGCCCGTATCGGTTAAAAGCAAGCCACGAGAACGACAAATTCTTCTCATAAATTGCCAAACGGTTTCGCTTTTTTCTGCCGTGAATGAAGTTCCGATTTCGTTTGTGAAAACTTCGTCCAATTCGGCTTCGCCCGAAAAACTGATTTTTTGATTATAATATCCGGCGACTTGTTCCAAAACTCCACGAACCGAAAGGCTCGCAAATTCGAACGGGTTTGGCATATTTGTTTCGGCTAAAACGCCTGCATGCGATTTAACTTCAATTTGAACCCAATTCGCAAAATCCGTTAAACAAGGCTTAATATTTGCAATTCTTCCCTTTAAAAACAATCCTTCTTCGTCGCATACCGTTACGGAATCGCAAAAAGAAAAATTATAATCGATGTCGGTTTGATTAAATACAAAAGAAGCCCCCTTTATGGCTTCCATTCCGTCAAAAAGAGAACATTCCGAAAAATCGTTGTAATTAACTTCGCCGTGTCGAAGATAAATTTCCCCCGTGATTTCAACATCATCGGAGTTCGTTTCGGCTTCTTCAAGAACCAAAACTTTTCCCTCTTCGATGTTGTTGTTCATTTTTGCGATGTCGCCCCCTTTTTCGGGGGTTCCGTAAGCACGACGGGAAATATCGTCCCAAGTATCGCCTGCAGATTTTGAAAATTCTTTATACATATATTTTCACTTCTTTTCCACGCTGAATCAAGAAAAACTCGTCGTCCGTGAAATTATTTGTTCGAATTAAATATTCCAAAGTCGAATCGGGATTTTCTTTGAAATCATCCTTGTAATATTCCCAAGCGAGTTCAATCGGAGTTGTGTCCTCGCTTAATGTGATTGTTTGTTCAACCTTTAATTTATAAGAGCGTTCAAGGATTTCATTCGCCGATGACAAAACAACATCCAAAACATTTCCGTTTCGAATATAAGCATCGCCGAGGTCTGTAATTCTTGAACTTTGTTCATCAACGAAATCATTCCAATCGTCGTTCAGTTCAACGAGTTTTTTCGCCGCTTCAACGGCTTCGGCTCTTGTTTCAAATTCCGTATTCAATAAAGATTCAGAAACCGAAACAATGGCGGAAGAAGCAATCGAATCGTTTAATTTTAATTCGTCGATCTGCTCGGGCGTGTATTCCTCAAAAGAAGTTGATTCCAAAGATGTCGTTTTTAAACTTGAAATCAATGTTTCCCAACCTCCGAAAATTGAAGAATAACCCGAAGGAAGATTGAAAGAATTATCGATGTTTTTTACTTGGCTCGTTAAGTTTGCCGCTTTTGAAAAAATAACGCCGATTTGTGATGTTATTGTAAAAGCGTTCGAAACTAAATTTTGACTCATAATATCCGACATTATGGAATTTATCGAAGTATTTGAAGCCGTATCGAGAGCCGATGAAATTTTCCCCAAAGCCCCTTGAAAATTGCTCGTAAATGTCGCCAATCTTGACGGGGTTTGAATAGCGTTCGCCGTATTTTCAACGGTCGAAGCGAGATTTTCTTTTGTTTGTGAAACAAGAGATTTTATTTCTTTTTGTTTACTTTTTTCGCTTTTCGGGTAAGTCGAAGGCGATGTTTCGTGCCAATTAACGGAAACGATTGTCGCATTTATTCTATCGACAAGCGAATTTTTAACGCCGAAATTTATTACATTAACCGTAAATTCTTCTTCATAAGCGAGTTGAAGTTTAGATTTCCCGATTTCGCATAACGCTTTTCGAAACGCTTTCGCTTCTGAATAATGCTTCGAGCCGATAAAATAACAATCCAAGGAAACATCTCTTCCCCCAACGCCCAAATCCGTAAAAGTGTCGTTTGAATCTCCAACCCTTTTCACGGATGAGGATGTTGAAACGGAAGTATTTTTGTTTTTGCTCGATCCTTTTGTTGAAATCGAGGTTCTCGGATTTTCTTTCACTTCCCCGATGTGTTTTTGTGTGTAACCACTTTCGAGCGTTTTAATCTTGAAAGCATTTCCACTTGGCGAAGTCCAAATAATATCTTGCATTTCATCTAATAATGACATTTTTCCTCCATTAAGCAGGCTTTAAGTTTAAATTACTTGGACTTTGAAGCGTTGTGCTTGTTGAAGCGTTAAAGCCCGTTTTATTATCGATTGTCGTTTTAACTTCGATTTGTCCGTTTTTATTTCCCTTGAATTTTGGCGATTTTTGTTGAACATCGGAACCGTCCACGCCCTCGACCTTAATTCCTCCCCCGTTTTTAATTTGTTTAATTATCGAAGGAAGTTTCAACAAACTTTGAATAATAAAGCCTACCGGACCAAGAGCGGCAAGAATAATATTAACGAAATTTTCTTTAATAAATCCTCCGACTTTTCCGAAAACATCTTTACAAGTCGCCCAAAATCCTGCGAGAAATGTTTTTGTCGAGTTCCACCAAGAAACGATCGTCGCCGTTACTTTATCCCAATTCTTCCAAAGAAGAATTACGGCACCAACCAAAGCCACAACGCCGAGCGTAATTAAACCGACGGGCGACATCAGAAACGCCGCCGTTTGAGCGGCTAACGCCGTAACGGATTTCCAAATCGCCGAAGTAAATGTTCCGATTGATTGAACGAGTTTCGTGTTCATAACAACCGACATTAAACCTCCTTCCATTCGAAGAAGAGCCATTTTTAATCGCCAAATATCGAGAGCCGTTTGAACTAATTTACAAGCCGAAGCAACTCCAACAATGGCAATCGGCAACATCATCAACAAAGGAAGCCAATTATTCTTCACGAAATTAAATACGCCCGAAACCAAATCCGAAACAAATTTAATCGCTTTGAATAAATTATTTATCGAATCAATTACAAAGCCCAACGCCGGAACAATAACCGTTGTCAATAAAGTTTTTATTATCGGCATGCTTCTTTGGAACATTGGCATTATAATCGAATTGAATGTTTTGAATAACGCTTGGAATTTTCCAAATAAAGGCGAACAAATCTTTAAGCCTTCTTCGAAGTTTTTGAATAAAGATTCGAACCCTTTTTCGATCGCAGGGGCGTTTTTCGTGATTGTCGCATTTAACGATTTCATCACGGCGTTATATTTTGGAAGTAATATCGTTCCCAACCTTGTTTCAAGTTCCTTTTTGTTTTCTTGGAACATTCTTGATTGGTTGGCGTAACCTCCACCCGTTCTCAAAAAGTCGCCTTGCGAATTTTTCGTCGAATCCATTACATATTTATAACGAAGTTCGATTTTTTCGCTTTGGCTCATATCTTTAAACTTTTTGCCGATTCCGAGTTTTTCGGCGTATTCTTCGAGGTTTTCTTGTGTCATAACCGTTCCGAGATTTTTCAACGCTTCGGTTTCCCCCGTGAAAATACCTTTTAAGGCGTTCGCCGTTACATCTTGGCTCATATTTTTAAATGAAGCAAGGTCGGCGGATAATTGAGTTAAACTCATCGCCATTTCGGAAGCCCGTTTGGTTGTCATTCCCATTCCTGCCCCCATATCGCCGTATAACGCCGCCGTATCGAGAGCCGTTTGTTGAGCAAGCCCCATTGAACTTATTGAAGTTTTACTCCATTGAAGAACTTCGCTCGCATTTGATTTGAATGTTTCGTTTGTTTTTCCGAGCGTTTCTTGTAAATCGGAAGCCTTTTCAACCCAAGAATTTAAAGTATTGGCAACCGTCCCCGCTACAACTGCAGTTGCAATTCCTTTAAGCGTGGTCGTTACGCTGTTTAAATTTGAGCCGACGGCTTGTGTTTGTGATTTTAATTTATTTAATTGTCCTCCCAAGCCCGAAGCCTTGTTTTTCATATTTTGAAAAACGCCCGACATTCCGTCTTTTGCTTTAAAGGAAGTAAAAACGCTAAATGACTTTAAAGCCATATTTCCTCCAAAATTTATTCTTTTTTAAACTGTTCTTTGTTCATTTCGTAACATCTTTTCCCGAAAAGAATTAAATCGGAAACATCAAGTTTATAAAGCCCCGTTATGGTTTCCCAACCACAAGAAAGCAAAATGTCGCCATAATAAAGCGAAAAAACGAAACAAACTACGAGAAAAAATCAACGCATGCAGAAGCGATTTTCTGATCTTGCCCCTCGATTTGTTCAATCAATGGAATCGGGCAAGCCGTAACGGTTGCGATTGCTTCGATAGCCACGCCCATTTCTTTCTGCTCTTTGAACATTTTCATTTGTCCCAAAGTTAAATGATTTCTATAATACAAAGCATCTCTTTCAAGTTGCCCTGCTTTAACGGGTTTTATTAAATTTTGAACAAGACATCCTTTTTCTTCATCATAATAAACAAGCCCACACATAACGGCTTGAACGAATTTATTGAAAACTTGTTCATTTCCTCCGATTATATCGGTTTTTTCTTCACAAATTGAATCCAAATCAACGCCACAAATTTTATCTTTTATTTCATTGATGTAATTTAAAGCGGCATCTTTTTCCATTACTTTTCTGATTTCCATTTTTGGTTCTCCTTCTTTTTTAAAATGTGTAAATTAACTTTGATTATTTGTGTTTTCAAAAATCAAAAATTATTGAATGTATTCCCATTCTTCAAGTTCTTCATTGTAACGAACTCGTTTATAATCAAACCCAACGATTTTCGTTTGAGAAATTGTCATCGGATTTCCGTTTTCGTCGGTTTTTCCTTCCAAGTGTTTCGGCGTGAATTTGTTTTCAATCAATCTTCCTTTAATTTGAATCCATTCGCCTTCTTTTACTTGGTCGCCGACTTCGGTCGCAAGTTCTCTTGTTTTTGTATTGAAAAAATCAATAAAAAAATTATTCCACTTTTCGCCCGTTTTAACGCCGAAATTGATTGTTGTTACCATTCCCCCCGTTTCAAAACACTTACATTCTTTATATTTCCCAACTTTTCCGAGTAATGAAACGGAATTTGTCAAAATACCCATATTTTCTCCCTTATTTAAGTTTTAACAATATTCATCGGGTTAAGGTCGCCGAAGCGACCTCAAACCGATTCGCTCATTCTTTTGTTCATCAACATAAATGACGAGCGATTAAATTTTTAAAATTAAGACTTTCTTATTCCTGCCCCGTCGGTACAATGAACTTCAAATTCATTTGTTAAGCCTTTTGTTGAAGAAATTTCAACTTCTCCACCAACGACGCTTCCTGTCAATTCGTAAGTTCTCGCAACACATTCCAAAATAATCGGAATATCAGGAGTTGAACAAGCGTTTTTCCAAGCATCTTCCAAGTTTGGAGTTACTTTAATTTTCAACCCTGTTATTTTTGCAAGAACATTTGACATATAAGAATCAGCCGTGCCGTCGCCGAACTCTTGTGTTTCGGTTACTTTCAAACCTCCGTCGATTACATTCGGCTCGGTATCTTTTGGAATAGCGAATTTCGTCCCGTTTAATGTAAGAGAAATCGCATCGCCTTGTTTAGCCATAATTAGTTCTCCTTTTTTTATTTATACAAGGCGATTTAAGGGCTTTAAAAAAGCCGTCGCCTTGTATTTATACCTATTACAAAATAAAGAGGGCTTAAATGCCCTCGTGTGGTTTATCAAAAACAACGCTATTATTGAATTTCAGCGATTAGCCTTTGAAATTAAATCCGACAAAATTTACAAGGTCGAAAATTCTTCCAACGCCTGTAATATCAAACATTGGGTTGATGTTTACACGGTTCGGATTATTTGCATCGATTTCGACTTGTGTATTCTTTTGGGCTTCCGCATAATTTGCGATCAAGCCAGCCATACCCAACAACGAAATTCTTGTATTAACCGCCGCTTTTACATCGTCCAAAGTTCGAGCCGCAGGGTTTGTTGTAATATCGTCTTTTCCGATTAAAATAACTGATTTCCATTCGTCGGAATCTCTGAAAGTTGCCATTAAATCATAAGCGATATTTCCAACAACTGTAATATCACGGTCGAATCTGAATAAAGGATTTGTTTTTCCGATTGGATGATAGAAAGAAGCCAAATCCATTAAACGATAAGAACCGTCGGATTTACGAACAATGTTTGAATATCCTGCCTTTAATAAGCGATTTCTTTCTTGGTAAGTTAAACTTCTTAAATTACCAACATCGCCGACAATTTGAACATTGATCGCATCTTCACGCCTTGCAGTTCCTGTTTCAATCAATGAAGCAACATCCCAAGTCCCTTTTACGGTTTCAGATTCGGGTGCTTGTATTGATGAATAACAAGTTACATATTGAGCGATTAAACCGTCGGTTCTCCACGCTTCGAATTTTTCTTTTAATTCGTCAAGAACTGTTGTTGTTGCGTATTGAGAAATAACTCTTGTAACGCCCAATTCTTCGTTTAATAAGCCCAACACATCATCGCCGTATGTTCCAACGCCGGCAGATTCTGCTGTTCTTGTGATTTCAAAAGAACATCCGTAAACGCTTTCGTCGATTTCGTTTCCTTCTTCGTCAAGAATTGCAAATTCGAAAACGGAATCCGAACCGTTCCATTTTGCCGTAAACACTAATTCTTCTTCATTTATTGTAACGGTAAAAGGAAGTTCCAAATATTCGTCGAGAGTTTCTTTCAACGCTTGGCAACAATCAGCCACGCTCATTCCTTTTGTGAATGTGAATGGGATCGCAGTTTTTTCATAAGCATTCAAGTCTATTCCTCGAACATCTTGGGCAGGGTTATTGTGGAAACTTGTCGCAATTTTTCCAACAACATCTGCCGCCGTTTCGAATGTTAAATCATTTAAAACAAAATAACCGTTGAAAGATTTTAAAATCTTATTTTCGGCATTGATTGTCAATGTTTTAACTTCGCCAACGGCGTTCTTTGGTTCTTCAACGGCGATAAAATAAGTGTCCACTTTTGAGCCGTTTCCTGCTTTTGGGAATAATTTTTTCGCCATTCTATGAAGCGGAGAACCGAAGCCGTAAACTGTGCCTATATCGTCGGCATTACCCGAAGCCAAAACAAGTTCGTTCGTTTTTGCTTTTGAGCCTGTTTGGGCTTGACCAATACAAACAATCAATTCAGGGCGTAAGTTTGCCGCATTTTGTTGATTTCTTTGTTTGACGATAACGCTTGTCGCAGATGCGATAGCAGAAACATCAAGACCTTTTGTAATTGCCATTTTATTTTCTCCTTTAATTCAAAATATTTTTAATAAACGGGTCGATATTCTCGTCCCGAATATCCAAATTCGTATAAAACTCTTTAATCTCGGTTGTATTTGTGTAATGTGTCGGTTCTTCGAACTCGACTTCGAACTCAAATTTTGCCCCGAGAACTGTTCCTGCCGTGTTTTCATTATCGGGCGAAAGAACACGCTTCCAAGATTTTATTTTAAATCCTGTAACAAGCCTATCCGTCGCCGTGTAAATGTTCGTCGCTTCCGAACAAAGAATTTTATATAATTGAGCCGTTAAATAATTTAACCGATCTTCGGCGTTTGAATCTGCCGTTTGTTCTTCCGATTCCTCATTCAAACCGACGGCGTAATATTCAACAACAAGGGTTGCAACGGCTTCGTTATTATAAACATCTTGTTCATCTTCGGGAAATGACATTTCGTTAAAATACACGAACACGCACGGCATATCTTCCACATCGGGGAAGCGAAATCTTTTTGGAAAAACCGTGAAATTTATTATTTGATTTATCCATAAATCTTTCGCCCCCGATTCCTTGGCGAGTTTTTTTTGTGATTCTCGAACATTAACAAGATGTTGAACAATCGAATCCCGAACAAGTGTAAAGTTCATCGGCGTAATTACTGTTTTAATCATTTCTACAAACCTCCCGAACTTTGTCTTTGAACGGTTTTTCCTTCGCCATTCGAAGTCGAAGCAGAAGCCTTAATTAAATACATTCCGAGCGTTCTATCAAGAGCGACATTTTCAATTCGGAATTTTACGGGCGTTCCGTCCATTTGTGGAAAATTGACAATCAACTCCCAAGCCCTCGTCGGCATCAAATCCGTTTGTTCTTTGAGAGCGTTGAAATCGATTGTCAATTCAAAAGAATCACTAAAACAACCCATTCCCGATTCATCGAATGAAACTCCGATAAAACTCGAAAACCCTTTTAATTGAAATCCTGCATGCGATTTCGTTGGTTTCAATATACAATCCACCGAGAAACCGTTCCCCGAGAGAAGAACGGTTTCCTTGTGAATCTTTAACATTTCGTGTAAATTATTAAGCATTTTCCACCTTTAAAGATTAAACGATGTCGTGAATTGTTGCAAAAGAATCGATGTCTGCAGGAATTAAAAGAGGGCGAGATTTAACGCCGTATTTTGTAGTTGCAGAACCGTCATCCAATACATCATAAGCGTAAGGAAGTTGTTCTTTTTTAACTAATTCTAATTTAGCCCCACCGATGCCCGCTTTTGTTGGTGCATTTGTGTTGTTGATTGCCCCATAATAACGAACGAAGTTTGGATTCATTGGAACTAATAAAGCACAACCGTCTGGAATATAACCGAATTTTTGTCCTTCTTTTGCGAAGCCGAAGCCTTTTGGAACTGTGTATTTTTCAGCGTAAGTCCAAACATTAACAAGGTAAGAACCAACGCTTATTCTTCCGTGGAACATAGCCTTCGGAGTTTTTTCGATCGGCATAGCGATGTCGGTTCTTTTAATACCGTTGTTCCAATTTGAACCTTCTTTGAATTTTGCGTTTCCAAGTAAAGCGTTTAAGCCTTTATCTTCAAGGATTAAATTCCATTCAGAAGCGTTGCTTTCGCCGTCTTTAATACAAACATCAATCGCATTTGTAAGAACTGAAATTGGATCGCCGTTTGCAGTATTCCATTTTGCATCAGCAACGGAAATTGTGTGAGTTTCTTTCTTTTTGAAATCAATTTTATTTCCGCCTGCAAGAACGATTTTTCCATAGAACAAACCGTCGGAAGCCTGTTTTTCTTCTGAACGGCGTTGTTTGTTTGAGAAGATTTCTTGACCGTCGTTGATTGAATTGATTATGCTCGCAGTTTTTGCGTATTCGGTTTCGCCGAATTGAGCCTTGAACATATCTTCTTCGGTCAATGAAGCGATGTCGTTGTATTCAGGAACAACAAATTCCTTTTTGTCGTATTCGTCAAGAGAATTGTATCTGCCACCTGTTCCAAGTTTAACATCAACTGAATAATAACTTTCAACTACTCTTCCTTGAAGTTCAACTTTGATTCCGTCTAATAATTTTGGTTGAAATAGGTTCGCAAGAAACATTGAAGGTTTTTGTTTTTTGTCGAAACCAACTTCCATCGCTTTTTTAATAACTGCTGTCATATTTATTTCTCCTTTTTTTAAATTTCTACATTTCAATTTTTAGTTTTATCGGGAACTTTATCGAATTTCCGTTTTGACTATTCAGCCAAAGCAGAAGCGTTTGTCAATTCTTCAACATTTACAAGACGGAAGTTATTTACTTTTAAAGCATCTAAAACTTCAACCTTTGTCGCATCTTCTGAATTAACGAAAATTAAGCCGTTTTTATCAACAACGCCCGAATCAAATACACGAACGCAGTCGATTGTTGTAGGGCTTGAATTTTCATTTGTTACATTAGCCGCCAAAATGTAAAGAGGTGTTGAATCAGCAACGGTGCTTGTGTAACCTGTTAAAGCCCCGTCTGCGTTTCTTCCTAAAACTGTTCCGATTTTGTAAGTTGTGTTCGCCGGAACTAAAACGCTTGCATCAGCGTAAACGCCGTCGTGAAAAACTTTTGAATTGTCAATGTGTGTCATTTTTATTTCTCCTTTTTTTAATGATTACAACGAAAAACGGGTTAAAACCCGTTTGTGATAGATAGAGGATATTAGATAACTAAAACCTACTTAATGCCCATAGCCTCGATTAAAGCGTTGAACTTTTTGTCGTCGGCTTCTTTTTGTGCTTGGGCTTTTTCTTCTTCGGTTGGTTCTTTGCCGTCGCCGTCGCCTTCGCCTTCTGGTGCGTGAGTTTCTTGTTTTGGATCTACTTCTGCAGGATTTTCTTCTTCCATTTCAGCAATTTGTTTTTTGTTTGTTCTTGCTTCTAAAATAGATGCTTGGAACTCATCGTCATTCACGCCAACGCCGTCGTTGATTGCCTTAATAACGGCATTTTTATCAACATCGATAAACTTCATTAAAGAAGCAACTCTTTTTTGTTCGGCTTTTTGACCTTCTGATTTTGCTTCATTGTAAATTGAAGCGTTTTGAACTTTTAATTCTTCTAAACTTTTGATTGTCATTTCTTTTTCTCCTTTTTCTTCTTTTATGTCGTGATTGCCTGTTTCTTTTTGGATCGAGCCGTTCGGGTTCGATTTAATCAACGCCGCCACTTTGTCGATGTCATCGTTGATTTTTAAAGCCTTGATTTTTGATTTCGCTTCATCCATTCTCAAACGGAGAGCGGCGATTTTAATTTCTTGGCTTTCTTTTGTTGATGTTTCTTCTTCGCTTTCGCTTTCGGAATCATCAAGAATTTTTCCAAGTTTTTTCAAATCTTTTCCCATAAACCAAGTTTCTTCATCCATAATTGAACGAATTTCGGCTTCCGTGAAAAGATTTCTTTTTACGAACTCGGAAGCGTAAAGTTCCGACATTCCTTTTAAAATGTCGGCTTCTTTTTGCATTGCTCGGTAATCGCCTGCAGTTATACTCCAAGGATTATGAAGAACAACGATTGAGTTCGGTTCGAACTCGACTTCTCCGTCGCCTGCTAACATAATGTAAGCCGCCATTGAAGAACAATCGCCAACTACATGCATTCGGCATTTTCCTCGATCGTATCTTTTTATAGCGTTGAAGATTGAAATTCCGTGAAAAACGGAACCCCCCGGAGAGTCGATTTCGAAATCTACATCGCCCGAAACTTTTGAAAGTCTTTCGGCGAACTCAATCCCGTTTATATCTGCCCCGATTACGCCTTTAATTTTAAAAGCCATTCCATAACCTCCCGATTATCTTACGAAGTTACATCCTGTGCATTTGCCGTTTTCAACACGAGAACCGCAAATATGACAAATTCCCGTTTTGCCTTTGTTTAAATCTTCTTTTTGAGGAACTTTTTCGCCTGCGATTAACTCTTCGGCTTCCTCGTTTGTGATTTCTTCGGCATCGTTTGGTAATTCGTCGGTTTTACCTTCGAGAAATTCTTTCGCTTCGTCGCTTAAACCTTCGGGAAGTTTTTCTTCGGTTGCTTCCTCTTTTTTCTCTTCGGTTGCTTCCTCGGTTGTTTCTTCGCCTTTTTGTTCATCGTTTGAAGCGTTTTGTTCATTTTCTTCGGCTTTTTGTTCATCATTTAAGCCGTTTTGTTCATCGTTTGAACCGTTTTGTTCATTTTCGCCGTTGTTTTGTTCTTTTAATTCGGCGATCTTCTTTTTCAATGTTGAAACTTTATAGCCTGTCAAAACGCCTTTGTTTAAACCAACGGCGAACGCTTCGCTTAAAAGTTCCTTTTGTTCTTTTTCGGGTAATTCCGAAACTTTGATGTTTTCATCTGACATTTTGTGTTCTCCTTTACCTTTTGTTATTTTTTACATCTGCTTCCGTGTCATCGTCGTTCGATGTTCCACCGTCGGGTGCGAATAATGTTTCAAAATTCAATCCGGCTTTTTTTATTTTTTCTTCCTCGATTTTTCGGCGTTCAATTATTGAATCGAAATCCGATGTAATCCCCAAATCAGCCAAAGCCTGTTCGAATGTTGTCAATCCACCTTTTAATTTTGAAAGAACGGCGTTTACTTCTTTTACTTCGTCGATGTGTGGAATTTTTATTCCGACAAATCTCGCCTTCGTGTAAGCGTTATCCAAATAACCTTCGTCGTTTTTTAATTCCAAATATTTCGGGGCTTGAATATTTCCTTTTAAACATTCAAGTTCGAAATGTTGTTCATAAACGGGTTGGTAAAAATTATCAATAATCGTAAATTGGCGATTATTTTGAAGAATAACTTCAAACATTTTCAACGCCGCTCTTGAAGCCGAGAAGTTGTTCGAGAATTGCATCAAGGCAACTTCGAAAGGAACTCCAACCGAAGCACAATTATATTTCATTGAACCATCCACGAACGCCGTATAATTTACATTCGGGCGTTTTGTATCGAACGAGTTTAATTTTTGTCCCTTCGGCATGTGGATAAACAAGCCCGAAGCGATTCGTTTCAATGAACTTTTAAAACGCTCAACGCCTGCCGTGTCGCCTTGGTTTTCAGTTGAACCCGAAATTCCTTGATTTTCCAACATACGGGCAACGCTCGGAATTGCTTTAATCGGATTAACTCCCGAAGATTCTTTGTCCTGTTCTACCCAAGCCGCAAATTTTGCGTTTGTTTCTGCCGCCATAACTTCGGAATTTGAATACTGTCCGATTTTATTCAATTTCTGCATTATAGCCCCGAGAATTGAATACGAACGGGTTGCGTTAAGCCTTTTAATGCCACAAGGAACAAGCCAAGCCGTCAAGCGACCTTTTGAATCTCTCGCTTTAATATATGTTTCTTTTCCGTCTTTGCCTTGAACATAATATCCGAGGGGTTTTTCGTCTTTGTCGATTTCCACCCCGTCAATTATTTTGTTTCCGTTCGTCGATTGGCTCTTGGAAGAATCAACGGCTAACCCGTTGATTATTTGATATTCAAGAAAGCCGTTTTTAACCCTTTTTACAACAAGAACATCGCCTGCGATAATCCCGTTAAAGAAAACCGACCTCGCCAAAGCGTGGATATTTTGGTCTTTTGTAATTGAAATATTTTTGTCGGATTCAACCAAACTCCATAATTCTTGAATATTTTTCGCAAAATTTTCGGGAAGATCTATCCCGAACATTCTTTTCAATAATCCTTTTAATGGCGTTGGGTGTAATCTTAAACCCGTTCCGACAACAAACTCGGTCAATCTCAAAACCATAATTTTGGTAAATTCGTTTATTGTAACGAGGGTATAAGCCCTGCGAGCCAATTCGTAATAATCGACATCGTAAACATAACCCGAATAATTGAAAGCCCCGATTTCTTGTTCGCCGTCGAATGTATCGCCCCAAAATGTTCCTGCAGGATAAATCGCCGCTTGATGAACCGTTTCTTTTTTCTTATTCATAAATCCAAAAGGATTTCTCAAAACATTTAAAGCCATTTACATTCCTCCTGCATCTCGAATAAAGGTGCAATGCGAACCGCTTCCGTATTCGATTTCTTCTTGTAAAAGTTGTTTCCAATAATTCAACTCGGTTCTTATTGATGAAAGCGATGCTTGTTGAACCGTTGAAGAGCCTTGTCCCGAATTTAATGTGTAAGATGTAACGCCCCCCGATTTTACGGCTCTTAAATACGCTTCGTTCAATGCCGAGATATTTTCTTTTATTTGATTAACGGTAAATCCCGTAACGCTCATTTAAAATCCTCCTTTTATAAGTTTCTAATTGCTTTTAAATAATCAAAAACGCTTCTCGGATCGGTTTTTTCAAGTCCCAAAACATAAAGCGAAACATTTTTAATATACAAATCAGCCGCCGCCAAATTGTAAACATTCAAGTCGAACGCTTCGTTTCGCCCGTGTTGAACCCATTTTATTTTTACATTTCCTCCTGCCGTCGTAACTTTTGTTCGTTGCTCGGTTGTGAGTTGTCGGAAATATTCGTCCGAATACGAATTGGCGAAAGTGTGCCACCCGTCGGGATAATAAGAATCGTTCAACGGTTCTTCTTGGGAAAAGAAACGAGCCAAGATGTTTTTATACAAATCGACATAAATTTCAATAAGCGAAATATAATTGTAATCTTTCAACTCGGCGACTTTGATTTTTTCTTTCACTCTGTCCGTTACGGCTAAACCTTTTAACGGAAGAATTATCCCGTCCCCGAATGTTTCGCAAAAATCATAAACTGCCGATTGAGTTTCCCCGTCGCCGGAGTCCACGAGTTGAATATCGATTTTTCTTCCGTCCGTGAAAACTTCGTCTTTAATCGCTTTGAATTGTTGCCAACAAGGGTCGTAAATATCCTGCGTGTTTCCATAGAAAACCCGATGTTCAATTCCCCAACAACGGAACCGATCGCCGTATGCTTTAATCTCGGCTTCAATACGATTCCGTTGAACATCGGCGGCACAAGTCATAAATAACGCTTCTTTTGGAACGATATTCGCCGTCATTGTTTCATCTTTTAATCGATGAACTTGTTGATATTCAACGCCCCCCGTTCTTTCTTCGAACGGAAGCCCCAAATCCAAGTTATAAAAAACTTGAAGTTTTTCGGGGTTTTTTCCTGCTTCAATAAATCTTTGAACAATACGCCACCAAGGACGGGTTAAAGAATACAAAGCCGAAATGTGATAGGAAACATAATGAGGAACTTTGGAATTTGCCGTCGGCTTCCAAACGCCCTTCTTTTCCATTGACCTTTTATAATGTTCTTTGAAATCTTCCCCACAATGACGGCAACGATAACGAACGGAAGAATAATCGCCTTCTTGACATTCTTCGGCGTTGAACATAATGCCGAACGGTTTTGTTTTCGTTTTTCCGTTTATTGTTGCTTTTTCATCGGGATATAAACCCCCGTCGGCTTGAAAGAAAACAAGTTCTTGAAGTTCGCCACAAATAGGGCAAGGAACAAAAAATTTTCTTTGGTCGCCTTTGAGATAATGAACATAAATCTTCGAATTGTGTTTCAAGGCAGGCGTTGAGTTGTAACAAATCTTTCGCCCTAACTCTGAATAAGCATCGGTTCTGCTTGTTGCGATTTGAACGGGTTCGCCCTCGTCCTTTATTTTGTCGGGATAGCCGTCCAATTCATCCAAGAACAACTTTTTAATATGGGTTGAACGAAGTTCTTTTGGGTTATTTGCAGAAACGAATTTTAAAAATCCTCCTTTAAATTCCAAAAGAGAAGCCGTGTCGCCCGTTCTTCTTGTGTTCCTGTTGTCGGTTTCTGCCGTGATTTTTTCTCTCAATCCCGAATTATCAATCAAACCGTCGATTTTAATTTTTTTATATTCTTCGGCTTGGTCTTTATTCGGGAAAACAAACATCATCGGGCAAGGATCGAAATCCACCGAGTAACCAATAGCGTTCTCAATAACCGAAGTCGTCAAACCTAATTGAACGCCCTTCATAATGGCGATTTCTTGGGTTGGATCGTTTTTGGAAAAGCGATCAACAATTTCTCGACAAAACGGTGCGTTGTCAAATTCGAATAAACCACTTCGCCCCGAAGCCTTTGAATCTAAATAACGGTTTATTTCTGCCCATTCTGAAACAAGCATTAAAGAGTTATTCGGAATTAAGGTTGAAACAATGGCGAAAATTTTATCAATTTGTTTTGATTTGCTACTCATTTTCGCCCTCGTAATATTTCTTCGCCGCTTCTTTTGCCGATTGAAGTCCAAGTTTTAAGGTTTGGGAAATCTTTTGAGTTAAAAATTCGACAATTAACTCCTTCGGATTTTCTTCGGCTTGAACTGTTTTTATAATATCGCCTGCGTAAATGTTCGGAATTTCCGTCAAGCGTTTAATCATATCGCCGAAGATTTCTTGAATACATCTATTCAAAACATCGGTTTCGATTACTTCTTTTTTCTCTTTGGCGATTTTTAATTTTGTAAGTTCCGACTTTTGTTGTTTTTCTTCAAGTCGAGCGTTCAATAAATCGATTTCGAGAGCGAGTTGGTCTGCAGATTTTTGGTTCTTTTGTTGCTTCGATGTTTCGACAACCTTTTCGCTTTTACCTTTTTTCGCTTGTAATCGGTTTATTTTTTCCTCTCTCTTTTGGCAATATGAAGCATTTTCTTCGTCGTTTGTGTCGATTAACCCGTCTTTATTGAGTTTTATTTTTTTCTCTCGAATTAAGCGACAAACTGCCGATTGAGAATTGAAATTATAATGTTTTTCAAACTCTTCTTTTGTTAAAATCATTTGTTAAATCCCCGAAGAGCAATTCAACGGGGATTATGTCGAATCGCTCTTCAACTTTTCAAATTTTTTGACATTTCTTTAATCAACCTTTTCTCGGCTTCATTCTTGAAAATTTCGCCGCTTTTTTCTGAAACCTTCTTCGAAGCAGGTTCCAACATTGGGCGTTTGTGTAATTCCTGTTTTTTATCCTTAAAGGAATAAAGCAGTTTCCCCGAATGTCCTTTTATTTTCTTTGTTCCGTCTTTTTTCTTAATCGTTCCCGTGTCTTTGAATTGAAAAATCCCGAATTTGTGTCTTGAAGTTTCGCCGTCGGGAATGAAGTTTATTGTTTTATGTGTATTATGAACAACGGCGATCGCTTGGCGAAATTGCTTCGCAACATCTCCCTTGACGGGATGTTTTGCGATTTCTTCAATTCTTTTTGCGTTTGTTCGGGCGATTAAATTTTGTTTCGGAACGGTTTTCTTATAACTTCCTCCACGAGTTGTCTTTGTTGCTTTTGGTGTATATTTTCCCTTTGAAACAAGAGTTTCGCCAAACTCCTGCTTTCTTAATTGGTCGGTTTCTTTTCCGTAAAATTCCGAGCGTTGCCCTGTTACGGCTTCAAGTTTCTCGATGTTTTTTTCGGAATTATTGCTTTTATCGTAACCGATTGATTTTATTACAATGTTGTTCTTCGGCGTTCTGATTGTAAGTTCGCTTCGAACTTCCTTTTTGTAATTAACCATTGTTTCGTATGCTTCGGCGTTCAAGGTTCCTCGGATTGTATCGACAAGGGCGTATTTATGAACATTGTTCAAATTTTCTTCAAATTGCTTAAAATCCTTGTCGTCAATATTGAACATCTTTAAAACTCCGTAAATAATCGCATTTGTGCTTGAACCGTTTTTAATCTTTCAACGCTCGATTTGTAATATTCTTCGTCTTTTTCAACGGCGATAAAATCCAAGCCGAGGTTATGACAAGCAACGGCAGTTGTTCCCGAACCCGAGAAAAAATCTGCTATTAGCAATCGCCCCCCCCCGCAAGGTCGCCCACATAATCTCGAATGATTTTCTCAATCAATCGCACGGGCTTTTGGGTTGGATGAATTGCTTTTTCGGTTTCGCCTGTTTTAATAAATCCTGCCCACGGGAACTCGTAACATTTCGCCACTTTATCGAATGAAGTCCAAGCCAATTCGCCGTCGGCGAAGTTCGGCACGACCGTGTGTTTATTCCAAAATATGAAGCCCCGTCCACCGAATTTCCAAAGTATCGGGAAATAATTTCCCCCGAAAACAATTTGATTTTTAGAAACTCGAATCATTTCCAAGAAAAATTCATCGCTTGGCGTTTGGTTATCCCAAGACTTTTTCGTCATTTTTGAATGAGAATGAGGGCTTGAAGAATAACTTATTCCGTAAGGAGGATCGGTCAAGATTAAATCAATACATTTGTCGGGCAATTTCTTTAATATTTCAAAAGAATCGCCGAGCGTGATTTTATTTTTCAAACTCTCTAACATTACATCAAATCCCTAAACAATCTCATTTGTGCTTGAACTTCTTGAAGGCGTTTTACTGAATCGTCATAGTGTTTCAAATTCTTTTCAACGCTAACAAAAGGGATCCCCAAATTATAACAAGCAATCGCCACGCTTCCCGAACCCGAGAAAAAGTCGGCGACAATTCCTTTTGATTCCCTGTCGTAATAATCCCTCAAAATTCTCTCCAATAATTTAACCGGCTTTTGGGTTGGATGAATCCGATGTTCTTTATTCTTCATATCTTCTTGAATCATTCCGTTCCAAGTGAAAGAATATTTTCGGATTGCCGTTGTAAACGAAGTCCAAGCCAACTCGCAATCGGCATAATTGCCCGTGTTGTTTTTATCCCAAACAATCCAACAAGGGGAATTTTTGCCGATATTCTCGACCATAAAATTTCCCCCGAAAATAATTTGATTTTTAGAAACTCGGAACATTTCATCAAAGTAAACTTTGTCGGGGATTTTATCGTCCCAATCGCTTTTCCCGTAATCTTTGACGATGCCTTTATTCGAACTCCCGATCGTTCCCCTTCTCGACATCTTTTCCCCGTAAGGAGGATCGGTCAAGATTAAATCAATACATTTGTCGGGAAGTTGCTTCATTATATCCAAGCAATCTGCATGCGTTATTTTGTTTAAATAATTTTCAATCATAAAAAGAACAATCTTTGTTGTGCCTGTGCGTTTTCTAATCTTTCGGAACTTAATTTATAAAAATTTTCGTCCCGTTCAACGGCGATAAAATCCAAGCCGAGATTATGACAAGCAACGGCAGTTGTTCCCGAACCCGAGAAAAAATCTGCTATTAGCAATCGCCCCCCCCCGCAAGGTCGCCCAAGTAATCTCGAAGAATCATTTCGAAAAGTTTCAAGGGTTTTTGGGTTGGATGAATTTTTTCCGTTGCTTTTGTGTTGCCGTCAATATTTCCGTAATATGGGTATTTGTAACGCTTCGCAGGTTTATTATACGAAGTCCAAGCCAATTCGCCGTCGGCGAAACAATCCATAAAAGAGTTGGACGGTTGGCATTTATCCCAAAATATAAAACCTTTTCCACCGAATTTCCAAAGTATCGGGAAATAATTTCCTCCGAAAACGATTTGATTTTTAGAAACTCGAATCATTTCCAAGAAAAATTCATCGCTTGGCGTTTCTGAATCCCATTCCTCGGAAGCCCTTGGCAATTTATGACCGTTTCTTCCGAGTTGCATTGAGTTCGCCTTAATCCCGTAAGGAGGATCGGTCAAAATTAAATCAATACATTTGTCAGGGATTTGTTTCAATATTTCGAACGAATCCCCGAGCGTAATTTTATTTTTTAAAGTTTCTAACATTAAGCCACCATTGAAAGATTTTCAAATAGGAGTATTACCCCCCCCCCGAAATAACTCTCTTGTTTTGGGTTGAGGTATTCAAAAATTAAATTTTTCGGAAGAATATCTCGGCAGAAATAAGCCGAAGCGAAATGATTTCCGAATTTGATTTCTTCGAGTTCGTTGTTTGTGTAAAAACAAGCCCTTTTGTCAAAACCCAAATATTCAAGCCCGTTTTTAATAAACAAATCGGTTCGCTTGATTGATTGCAACGCATTTTGTGGAAGCAATACGGCGAACGGTTTTCCGATTTCGTAAAGTTTTTCCAAGATTTCGTCTTTTAAACTGAATGGAGGGTTCGAAACAATACAATCGAATTTTATACTTTTCGGATCTATTTCGAAGAAATTTCCTCCGTTTTCAATATGGGTATGAATTACTTTGAAGCCGTTTTCTTTCAAAATCCTTACATATAAACTATGTTCCAAATCAAAAGGGCACCATATTGTTTCAAAGTTTTTCGCTTTCAAATATTTTACAATCGGCTCAACGACATATCTTGGCGTTAAACATTCGTCCGATTCGGCGTTTCTTCCACTTGTTAAATATCCCTTATTCATCGGCATTTTATATCTTCTCCGTTTTTATTGGGCTAACAATTTTCAAGCCTGCATCTTCCGATTCGTCGATATATCTCGGAACTTGGGAATAATCATCAATCGCCTTGTAATAAACCCAAGGGATTCTTTTTGAATGTTTTCCTTCAAGTTTTGGCTTGAATGGATCGGGAAGGTCGATTAAATTATAAGAATCGCTTCGGCGATTAAATATTTCGTCGGCTTTCTTTCCTCGAACGATTTTTGTTTCGTCCCAATCTTGAAACCGTCCCGTCGCTTTGGCGTAAAATAAAAAACGAATAACCCAATGTTTACAGTTCGGGCAATAGCCAACAAGCAATAATTCTTTTTTAATCTCTCTTCCGTCTGATAATTTTTTCTTGAAGAATTTTTCGCCGGATTTTAATTTATAACAATCAATGTATTTATAAGTTTTCGAACAAGTTTTTACTTCATAACTACAACAATCTAAAATTAAAATGCCCTTCATCTTCAATCCTCTTTGCGTAAGCGGGAATTTCGAAAGAACTCATTCCCGTTTGTTTTGCGATTTTGATTGAGGGCGTTTGTGTTTATTTAAAGGAGGTTCAATTTTATGAAAAAAATCGCAGTTTTACCAAGATTACGCTTCGCCCTCAAATATCGCAACGGGAACAAAGACAAGGAGTCCCGTCCCCGTTTGACTCGGTATCGTTCCCGATTGAACTAACCTATCAACACAAACCACAATAAACGAATTTTTTTTAAAAAACAGTTGTAAAATAGCACCTATTTTAAAAACCCACAAAAAAGCATGCCCCGTCTGCGTTTGGCATGCCTGTTTGTATTTTTTTATTCATTTTTAAAATTCTTTCATTTTCGGTGCTTTTGCAGATTCCGTCTGCTTTTTTTGGTAGTTGTCATTTGACAACTATCCAACAATTTTAAAATTTCTTGCATCGAATGTGAGAGTTTTGAAAGTTTTCGATGCAAATAAGCACGGGCGATTCCGACTTTCGAATTAACCCCAAATTCGTCCCGTAACTCTTCGAATGTTGCTCGGATTGTTGAAATTGAATAATTTGTTTTCAAGGCGATTTCATCCGTTGGAACATCTTGTAACATCAATTTAATAATTTCTTCCTTCGCTTCTTTGCTTACGCCCATATATGCCCCCTTTTGGTTCGATTTTTAACTTATAAACCTCGCCAATCGATTCTGCATACAATATGGCGTTTTCTTCATTTTGTTTCCTTAATGTTGAAAACATAATTTCTTTATCCCCGACGAAAAGTAATAACATATAACTTTCTTCGGGTTTAATATCGTAGTAAATCCCGTCGTCCCTTAATGTATCGAAAAAGGTTAAATCGGGAAAGTTTTTTAATAACATTTCGCCCAATATTCCTTGAATTACCATAACCAAGCGAGCATGCTTCTGATTATGTAATTTCGGATAATTATTATCGAAGCGAATTTCCTTTAATTCTTTTGACATTATTCCTCCTTTTCTTCCGTTTTTTCGTTTCGATTGTTGTAACCATTTTTTAAAGAATCAAACTTTTCGATGTAAAATTGTTCCATTTTTGAAAGAAATTCTTTGTTTTTGTTTTTGGGAAACACTTCAAGAACTGAAAATTCAAAATCCGTAATCGAAGCGTTTTCAACTCTTTGAATCCAATTCTTGTAATGTTCCCACCACCTCAAAGTAAATGCCCGAATTGTTTGTCCGATATAGTTTTTATTATTCTTTCGGTCGTAAATCCTGTAAATTACGGGAAAACTATCGTGCCAATCCGAACTTATAAAAACTTCTTCGTCCTCTTGTTTTTGCTTTTGTGTTGCTTGCTCATAACAAGCCCGACAACAATATTCCCCGTAATATTCAGTTGTTGCAGGAGTCCAAACCATTCCGCAAAATAAACATTTTCTCGGTTTAAAGAACTCTCTTAAATATTCACGATCGGGCGTTATTTCCAAAACCGAAAGAAGAACATCATCGCCCTTTTTTATTTCTCGATCCAAAATATCTCTTTTAATTATTTCTCGGGCTTCCTTGGAAGATTTCGCTTCAACAATCCCCTTTAAGGTTGCTCGACTCCAAAAATCGCCCGAATAAAATTCCCCGTCGTGAAATTCTTTAACTTTTAATTGGTAATAAAAACTTTTCATTTTTCCTCTTAATTAACCGAAACTTCTTCTTTTACATTGATTAAATTTCCGATTTGATTTCCGTATTCTTGAACAACTTGAACGGGAAGAAAACCGATAATCCAACGCATGAACGGGATATTTTTCGAAGCATACATTTTCAAAACTTCGATTTCGTCGTCGATCGCCAAAGCGATTTCTTTTCCCGAATCGATGAAATGTTGAATCCGAACGGCTTTACTTTCGGCAGGGCTTGAAACATCGTTGTTCGGGCGTGAACTGATTGTAAATTCTTTCCCGAAAATAAGCCCCGTTTTCTTTTGAATAAAATTTATTGTTTCAACTTCAATCAATTCGCTTCGAGCCGTTAAGAAATGGATGCGATAACCTCCCGAACCTTTGAAACAAAGAAATTTATACAAAGATAAATCGATATTATTTTTATCGGCGTTCGCTAATCGATTAAAGATGTCGAAGCCTTCTTCTTTTGAAACATTCAAAGCCCGAATAACATCCCAAATCCAAGCCGAATCAATCAAGCACCCGTCAAGGTCGCAAATTATATATTTTGGTTTTATTTCCTGTTTTGTCATAATACTTCCCCTATAATTGCCCCGAGAAAAAATCCAATCAAAGTCCCCAAAAGAAAGAAGAACGCAGGCTCGCTTTGGGTATTTTCAAGAAGTTTTGAATATTTTTCTTGAAGTTGTTCAATATATTCGCTCAACCCTTCGTTTATCAATTTCAATTCTTCGACTTTTTTCGATTTTTTTCGCTTATTTTTTGCCATTGTTTTTCCTTTTGTTAAACTGTTAAATCTTCCATTTCTTTTTCGATTTCTTGGATTTTTCCTTTAATAACACTTTTTATCGTGTTTAAAATTTCTTTTTGCCATTTTTCGCCGTCAATATCCCAAGAATAGGCATAACACATTCCGGCGAATGTTTTTGGGTTTCCGTCGTTGTTCTCGTTTTTCTTTGCCTTGAAATCAATTTTCAAAATCCCGATGTTTTCTTCGGGATTTTCGAGCATGCGTTCAACCTCGTTTAATTTTTCTTCGAGATTTTCTTTACAGTTGCACAAATAACAAAATTTCTCGGCATCGATTGTTCTAATTGTTTTTGTTGGTTCCATTTTTGTTTCTCCTTATTTTTTACGGTTTATTTTTCTGCATGCTTTTGAGATTTTATTTCTTTTTCGATTTTTGGCTTTTTGATTTTCTCGCCTGTTTTGTTCCGAAATCTGAAATTCAATCGGGTTCGAAATTTTCTTTTTCATTCTCTCGATTTTTGCCAATCTTCTTTCGGTTCTCGCTTCTTCTTTTCTTTTTTCTTCGAGTTCCATTTGTCTTTGGCTCTCTTTTTCTTCCATTAACATTTTTTCGCTTTTCATTTTTAATCCTCCTTTATTTCAATTTCCAAATTTAATTCTTTCATCGCCCATTCGTCGGACTCGTCGATTTTCTGAATGTCGGGAATATAAACCCCGTCCGAGTTCCAAAATCCGACATCGACATTTTGTTCCTTTGCCTTCCGACGGTTTAATTCGGCGATTATATATTCAAAAAGTGAAGTCAAATCTTCATCGCTCAAACTTTTTATGTAAGATTTCAAAGTTTTATAAACTGCCATTAACTAACCTCCCCCGAACGCTATACACAAAGACAAGCCCCCGAGATAAAGCGTTGCGATCAACATAACCAAGGCGAACAACATTGTTCGCCATAAATGAGAAGAAGCCGCTTCCTGCAGAAGCCACCCGAAGCCCCAAGCAAGAATAAAACAAATTATTGAAGCGAATATCATTCCGAAGTTTATCATTATTTATCCTCCTTCTTTGTTTTCAATAATTCCCAACGGCGATTAAAAGAAATTCTCAATTCTTTGTCCTCAATAGATTCGCATGCCGATTTAAAAACCTGTTCCGATAACAAGGCGAACGAATATTTTTCGGCGATGAATTTTTTACACTCCCAAATTTTGAGCCATTTAAGAAATTCATTCTTCGAATTAACAAAAACATTCCAAGCCTTTAAAACTCCACTTACACAAAGAAAAAGCGAAGTTAAAAAGCCCAAGAATATACATAAATAAAAATAACTTTCGGTCAATCTTGCAATCATTTTAAAAATATCCATTTTTCCCCCTTATATTTCCTTTTCCAATACTTCCAAAATTTTTCTTAAAACGCTTAATTGTCGGTTTACTTCGTTTAATTGCCAACTTGTTAAATCCTCGAAATCGTGTTTTTGTTGTAACTTGTCGATTCTTCTTTGAATTTTTAAACATTCATTCTGCAGGATTTCATTTTCCCTTGGATCTTCGAAGCCTTTTTTCTTTCCCACGGTTTCCGTATCGATAAACCTTTTACAATACTTACATTGAATTAACATTATTCTTCGTCCTCCCCGTAATCGAAGTCCTCTTCCTCGGTTTCCCAACCATTACAAAACACCAAGCAGGAAATTATGGCGATGAGGAACACAAAACACACAAACAAACCCATTTCCATTATTCTTCCTCCTTGTTTGTTTTTTCGTTTTTAAACAAAATAATTTCGCCTTGTTTACACATCGGAACTTCAATTTTAATTGTTGGAGAAACTGAATCTTGAATTTTTTCGCATAAAACTTCCATTATGTGAGAATAGATTTTCCCGATTTTATACCCTCCGAACATTTCGCCCAAAATTTCCCAATCATTAACACGAACGCTCGAAATAAAAGCGAAAGAAACTTCGTCCAAATTCAACGGTTGGGGTTTTTCGGCTTCGGCGTGTAAGCGTTCCAAGTTTTTCGCCTGTATATTACATTTTTTAATTTTTTCGTTTAAGTTTGTTAAATGCTCGCTCATAAAATCTTTTTTACTGTTCATCGCTTCTCCTTTTGTTTTTCTTGTATTTTCCGAATTTTATTAACTTAATTTTGTTTTTTACTGCCGAAATACTTCTCGTCGGAATCATTTCGGCGACTTGGCGAATGGTTTTCGTTGAATAATTCTTGTAAACGATTTCCAATTCTTCGCTCGTCCACTTCTCCCCGTGCTTTCTCTCCTCCGTTCTACCCATTAAGCCACCACCTCGCTTTCATTCTTCAAAAATTTAAAAATATGAACTATTACATCAACCGTCCAACCGTCGCCGATCACTCCGGCGGCTTTGTTACGGTTCAAAACTTTTGTATATCCTTCGGGCAAGGTTTGAAGTCTTTCGAGTTCAATTTGATTTAAATGCCTGCAGGATAATTCGTCGTTTAAATCTTCAAAAACAAGAGTAAACATTCCCGTTGTTTTGTAACGACGAAGCATTTTTACTTTGTTGTTATAAGGACGGCTTTCGCTTTCTTTAATACAATGAGCCTTCAATCTATCAGCGAAGCCACTTGTTAAAACACTTTGTAAATAAATCTTTTTGTCTTTCGGTTGTGGAATCGCACAAGTCGGGAACCCGAAAAGATTGTAATTTTTATCGCCAATATTCGTCCAATAATAACGGTTCCTTAATTGAGCCGAAACGAGTTCGGAATTTATATTCACGGGATAGATGCCGAGGGCTTGGGAGATTGTTTCATAATCTCCCGAAGGCATTTCGACATTTTCAAGAAGAAAATATTTCGGCTTTAATTCTTCCAACGCCCGAACAAATTCCCAAAATAAAGAACTCTTTTGTCCTTTTAGCCCAAGGCGTTCGGAATGAGCATGCGACAAATCTTGACAAGGGCTTCCACCGATAAGCAAATCACACCCCCCCCCAACGACCGAAGCAAAATCGACATTTCTTACATCGCCGAGTTGAATCGTGTCGGGGTAGTTTGACATTGTAACTTTTAATGCATCGGATTTAATTTCACAAGCGAAATATTGACGAACGGGAATGCCTGCTCTTTCAAGAGCAATTCTTCCACAACTTATGCCGTCAAATAAACTTACTACTTTTAAACCCTTTTCCATTATTTCAAATCCTCGAACATTTCTTTTATTTGTTCATAGCAACAACAACCGTTGCATTTACCATTTGCCAAACACTTTTCCTCGCAAAAGAAGGAATCTTCTCCGAAAATTTCCTCCAAAACTTCGAGGATTTTTTCGACTTTTTCCATTATCGAACCTCCGAAGCATCTTTAATCTTTTGACCGTGTAAAGCGATTGACATAACATCTTTTTTAAAATCTTTTCCACCCGAAGCCCCAACGCCGAGATACATTTTTCGGATCCCCGAAGATTTCCATTCGACTTCAACGATTCCAAGTTGAGCCGGCAAGTTTGGAATTGTAAACCAAGCATGCGAAATTAAAACAAATTCGCCAAAATCCATTCCATTTCCCGAATTTAATTCATAAGGGAAGAACGGCTTTTGTTTTAAATTGTTCAATTCTCTTTGTAAATTGCGATTTTGTGTAACAACTTCTTCGTGATTTCTTAATGACATTTGAATTGAATGTAATTTTTTAATAATTTCTTCATCTTCCAAATATTCGGGATTTCTTGGATCGTCGATGTCAGAAATCAAGTCATACATCTTTTGAGCAACGCTTGTTGAAATAATTGTTTGAACTGCTTTTGTCATTTTTCCTCCTATTTTTTAATCTTGGTAACTTTCTCAACTGCTTTCTTTTTGTTTTTTACGATTCCACCTTCAACACATTTGAAATCTGCTTTCGGAATGAAAAACTGTATTCCATAACCTTTAAAATGGAGGAACCTTCCGTTCCGAACGGCTTTTAATTTCGAAATTGTGTAAACATATCGTTGTTGATGTCGAACTTTTCTCTCGATTGTATGAATTTGAATTAAGTCCGAATCTCTCAAATACTTAAAAATCTCGTAAGAAATCCCGAAACATTCGTCCATTTGTCTTTTTTCGTCTTTGTGGAACTCGTGAATTTCCGTGTTTACATTTGTTTTTCTTAAAATAATTCGGTTTGTATCGATGTCATATAATAGAACGCCGATGCATTGTTTTTCGGCGTATTTTGGAGAAGAAAACCAACTTCCCTCCGAAATCAATCTTTCAAGAAAAATGCTCGCCGAAAGATGATTCCATTCTTGGGATAAACGGAACTCTTTGTAAGTTTTCTTGCAAATATGACTCGCCAACTGTTGAGCAGGCGAAAAATAATAGGAACGCCCGTCGATAATAACATCGGGATTAAAATTCAAATTTTCTTCCTCGTAAGCATTTATTACGAGATTGTCGAGTTCTTCGATTACTAATTGATTTCTTTCTTCTTCGCTTAAATTCACGCTCTAAACCTCCTGTTTTGATGTGTAAAATTGACGATTTTTGAATTTGCGATCAATCTTGAAACGATCGCTTCCCCGTAAAATTTTTCGTCGAGTTCTTCAAGAGAATGATTCGCCGAAATGATTGTCGGCAGTTTCTTCTCGGTTCGACTATTAACAAGCCCGTAAAAGATTTCCCGAACATAGTCGCTCGGCTTTACTTTGTCGATGTCGTCCAAAAATAAAAACTCGGTTTCTTCGTATGGCTTAATAATATCTTTCACGCTTTTTTCATTGTTTTTAAAAGAATCGGTTATTTTTTGCCATAAAGTAACGGCGTTTGCGTATTTGCAAGAAAAGAAATATTCACTCGCCAAAGCGTTACATAAAATCGACATCAACATCGATTTTCCCGTTCCATAATTGCCGAGAAGAATTAAATTCATGCCCGTTAAAAAACTTTGAACGGCTTGATTGTAGTATTCGGAAACAATTTTAAAACCTTTTTTCTCGGAGTCGCTTTCGATTAAATAATCTTCGAACCCCATTCCTTCGAAAATTTCGGGCGTTGTAAATTTGTTCAAATAAAATCCTTGGGCTTCCTTGAATGATGAAGAAACGGAAATCAAATCGTTAAGTTTGCCAATTTTGGCGAACGCTTTTTTATAAAGAGGATTTTTCTTTTTCGCTTCTTTACATTCGCACCATTCGTTCGAGTTCAACTCGCTTCCACAAAAAGAACATTTCCTGTTTTGGGTTCTTTGTCCCAAAATTTCAATAATTTCATTTTTAAATTTTTGAATAATCTCTTCCAAAACTACTTCCTCAAAATTTTGTTATCCGTAACATTTTGAATATTTGCCGCCATTGTTTACGGTTATTGGTTCTTCTTTTATTTCCTGTTTGTTGTAATTACCTTCGAAAACCTTTACGGAATTTGTTTTATTTTTCAAAATCCAATCAAAAGAGAAGAAACTGCTTTTTCGGATGAAAAGCGATTTTTCGGCGTTGCGAAAAACAACTTCCCAAAAATCTTTCGAAGCGTGTTCTTTTAGTCTTTTAATGGCTTTGGCTTTTCTTTCTTCGTTGAACTCTCTCGGTTGTGGATAATGAATACAAATTGATTTATACAATTTGAATAAATCTTCTCCCGTAAAAACGGATTCATCCGTTTTTATAAGAGTAAGTTGGTTTTCTTTATTTAGTTTATTTAATTCATTATTAGTATTTAGTTGTTCGGGATTCTCCGTTACGGTTGAACCGTTACGGCACAACTGCATCGGATTTACCGTTACGGAAAATCCGTCACGGTCGGAACACCGTATCGGAAAATCCGTTACGGTTGGAACCTTATTAAACAAAGGGTTGTCGCTTGGGTTTTCGTAAAAGGTATAAAAGCGAGCAAAAGTTCCTTTTATCCTGCTACTTTCAATGCTTAAAAATCCAAATTTCTCCAATTCATTTAGAGCCTTTGTAACGCTATCTCGACCGTCGCTTGATAATGTAACAAGCCCTGCGATTGAATAATCCCAATCATCGGGAAGCGATAAACAAACTGCAAGCAATCCCTTCGCTTTAAGCGACATTTCTTTCGTTCTTAAACAAGCGTTATGAATTGTTGTAAAATTGCCATTCTTCACGACACGGCATTGTTTTCCGTTGCTTTTTTCTCTCATCTTTAAGGCTCCGTTTTTATTTTTTATCTTCTTTTAAGGCGATTTGATTTAACTTTGTTTTTGTAACATTCTTCAATATGTTTCTTGCCGTATTTTTCATAAACATATTTGACGGCTTGAACCGATTTGTTTAAGGCTTCGATGCAGATAACTCGGCGTTGCTCATACATCCATTCGGGAAAATCGGGAACCCCTTTTTCTTTGCGTTGTTTTAAAATTTTTTTCAAAAATTCTTCGTAGCATTCATTTTTTAAAAATTCGATTTTGCTTTGAAAAGATTCTTCCTTACGGATTCGACAATTCTCAATAAAATTTAGAATGTTTTTAGTAAGCGATTTTTTTCTTGCCCTGTTGGTTGGGAAATTTAACACATTTTGCATTTTGCTTCTCCTTTTCTTGTTGTTGAGCGGCTTCTGCTAAAATCACAAGAAAACGCCCGAATAGTAAATCTCTCTCTTGGTCGGAGTATTCTTTGTCGTCAAATTGAATAATTACGCCAATGTCCTTTTTAGCCAATTTGACAGCCCTCAAAATCGTTAAGGTTTAAACCTAAAAATTTGCACACTGCCAAAAATTCGCCAACTTGGAATTTTCTTTTTCCATTCATACATTGGGAAAATTTCACTTGTTCAAGACCTAATTTTTCGCAAACGAATTTATACTGCAGACCTCGTTCTTTAATGATGTCTTTAATTCGATTTTCGTAAGTTGTGTTTTGCGACATAATTTATCCTCTTTCTATTCTCAATTTGATTGTTAAATCTAAATTAAATTTAGATTACGCAATCAAATTTATAATGCAATTTAATTTTTGTCAAGTGTTTTTCTTAAATTTAATTTAGAAAATATTGATTTAATTTTCGTAATGCATTATCATAAGGCAATAGGAGGCACAAAAATGAAAAATTTAAAAAACGGATATGCTTCGGAGAGTATTAAGAAAAATGTCGCCGAAGCGATTGAAGAAATCCTTCCAACCAAGTTGAGAAGTTTTAGAAAAAAATCGGGATTAACGACAAACGATGTCGGCGAAATGTTAAAGAAAACCCCTTCAACCGTTACAATGTGGGAAACGGGAAAATCCCTTCCCGATGTGGAAACTCTTTTTAATTTGTGTAACATTTATAAAATCGCCGATATTAACGATTTTTTCGACACGGGGGTTTCTCCCGACATTAAATCTTTGGCACGTTCGGAACAAGAATTGATTATGTTATGGCGAAAATCTCCAACAACCGTAAGAGCCGCCATAAAAACATTATTGAAAGAATGTAATAAATAGGAGGTTTTATGAAAACATTTCTTGTTTTTATTTTGTGTTCTTTTATTTTTATAATTTCGGCATGCCTTTCAAACGGTCAAGATTTCTTTATGATTATTGGAATTTCTTCAATATTGGCATTTCCTGTTTATCTCTCTCGCCCATTATTCAAAAAAGCGATTAAACAAATAAAACAAAATCAAATCTTGGAAGCCTTGGCGAATGAAGAAGAAAACTCCTTGGACGAAATCCGAAAGAAAAATCAAGAAAAAAAATATAAAAATTACAATTATTCTCACGAAAAACCGAAACAACAAAAAGAAATAGAGCAACAAGACAATTCTTTGAAAACGAAAGAATATCGAAAAAATCATCAAAACGAATTTATATCTCAATTAAAAATGAATTTTTATGATGAATTTGAGGAAGAACCGAATTTCGAAAAACAAAAACATTGTATTTTTGCCGAAAACGAAGAAGATTTCGGATTCGAAAACGATTATCACGCAGACGAAAAAGAACACCAAGGGGAACGAGAATATTTCTTGTTGAATAATGAATGGTGCTTTTTTGATTTCGACGATAATACAAAAAAATACACTTTAACGAGTTGTAAAAATAAAATTTTTTATAATGATTGTTATATCGATACAATCTCCCAAAAAACAAAAAAAATATTGAATTTCTTCAAGCAAAACCCAACAAGAATAATGTTTTACGAAGCAGATTTGAAAAACCAAGAGAAAATTTTAAAAACGGGAAACCGAATCGCATGCATAAATTGTGAATATACATATTTTTCGGATAATAAAAAATGCCCGAATTGTGGATATTTGACAAAAGATACATTAGAGGAATAACGATGTCAAACAACGCAGTTTTATATACAAGAGTTTCGTCCGATGAACAAAAGAAAAGCGGCTTTTCTTTGGATTACCAAGAAAAACAAGGGCGAGATTATGCGAACAAAAATAATTTGAATATTGTAAAAGTTTTTTCGGAATCATTCACGGCGAAGAAACCGGGTCGCCCTGCTTTTAATGAAATGATGATGTTTGTTCGAAAAAACAAAGTTGAACATCTTATTTTTTTAAAATCCGATCGGGCTTCAAGAAACGGAGTTGATTCGGCGGCTTTGGTATATATGGCAGAACGAGATGTTTACAATATTCATTTAATACAAGACAATCTTTGTTTAAATCGCCGTTCTCGTCCAACGGATTTTCTCGTTTTTGAAATGAACAATATCATCGCCAATTTTTATCCCCGAAATCTTTCGGTCGATGTAACAACAAAACTTCTCGAAAAAGCCGAGCAGGGTTATTATCCCGAACGCCCTCCCGTTGGTTATATGAGAAAACCAAACGAGAAAAAGGCTTATTTACAAATAAACCCCGAAAAGGCTTATTTTATAAAAAGGATCTTTGAATTATATTCAACGGGAAAATATTCTTATAAAGACTTGGCGAAAATTCTTCGAGAAGAAGGCTTTATGATTTCGCCTGCAGTTAAATGTGGAAAATCAAACATCGAAGATATTTTAAACAATCCGATTTATATTGGGGATTTCGTGTTTAAAGGAAAAAGATATTTCAACGCTCAACACGAGCCAATTATTTCTCGTGAATTATATTCAATTTGTCAAAATATAATAAAAAGCCGTGCTTCGGGAAAATCCTCAAAGCACGACTTCGTGTTTTCAAATTTATTAAGATGTTCAAAGTGTGGATGTTATCTCGTCGGGGAAATAAAAAAAGGGAAATATATTTATTACCATTGTACGGGCAATAAAGGGGGAAGTTGTAAATCAAAAAGTTATATTCGAGAAGAAAAAATCGAAAAAGCGATTCTCGATGTTTTTGAAAAACTTCATCTTTCAGAAAGCATGCTCGATATAACAAAAAACGCTTTTGTTTCAGAAATTAAAAAACAAAACGCTTTTATTGAAGAAAAATTAGTTTCTTTGGATAACGAAATCAATAAAAATAAAGAACGCTTGGAAAAATTATTCAACTTGTATTTAGACGGGAAGGTTGATGAAAAATTATACGAGAAAAAAACGGCTCAATTAGAATCAGCCTTGGACGAATTTATTGTTCAACGAGGAATTTACACAAAATCAACCGTTGAAATTTTGAAATATAGCGAAAGTTTGTTCGAACTCTTCAAAATGTCCGCCACGCTTTACTCTCGGTTAAATAATGAGAAAAAACGAGAATTATTAAAATTGTTGTGTTCGAACTTTTCTTATGACGGCGAAAATGTAATTATAACAATAAAAAAAGCGTTTGAACCAATCGTTCAAATCGCTAATTTAGAAAAAATGGAGGCTAGGAGATTCGAACTCCTGACCCCCTGCGTGCAAAGCAGGTGCTCTACCAGCTGA